GGGATGTTCCAGACCCAAGTCCATAGAATGTGGGTAGTGATTTGGCTCTGACAAATTACTGCCCAGTTTAGAACACATACTCCCCACAGATAGTTAAATTAGATAATAATAGTTGGTAAATAAGACTATCCACCTACAGCATCCTCTATAATTAATTACATAAGATCCCTATAAGACTCTTCTGGGCAGTCTATAGGGGTCTTATAGTCTTCTTATAGTTAATCTTATAGATACCTATAGTTAAACTATAGATACCTATAGCTATCTTTTAGTTAACCTATAGATACTTATAGATTCTTATAGATAACTATAAATTCTCTACAAAATGTTTTTGACGCAAAAATTTCTAGGGGTATACGTATATATGAAAATTTATTTTTCCCCCTTGTGTGTGGATTTTTTGGTGGACTTTGTACCTAGTTAGTTGTAAATAATTGATATGACTACAATTAAACTGGATTTATAATCCAGTGAATGGGTATCTATGGTCAATTGTTACAGTTTGTTAAGATTATTTGTCTATTTATTTTATCGGTGGCCACCTCTATTCAACCTAAGTTATCCTATATATAGGACTACTGTAATAGTAGTTCCTAGTCCCAGAACCTAAACAACCGAATATGACTACTTTGAACTTCCGTTCAAACTCAACACTTGTTGAGCTTGCAAAGTTAACTAAAGAGAATAAGGTATTTAATCAACCTTATACAAATGAGACTACAAAAGAAAAAGGTTTCTATTTAGTTAAAGACGAGGGTATTTATTTAATGAACGCTTTCAATACAAGAAGCGGAAATAACAATTGGGTTATTTATGCGAGAGGATACAACCCAAACACTCAAGACCGAGATTTAGTTTGGGAAAAAGCGCATTATGTTAGTGCTGATGATTTCGCAGAATTTATACCTTTAAGTTCAAAAGCCATTAATTTTTTAATTGATGGTGGAGATATGAAAGTAAAACTAACAGAGCAAGACATCACAGTTACTTGCACTAAGAGGTAATACTTAACGAATCCTTAGAGCCTTTACGAAGGTTCTAAAGATTCCTTAAAAATCATCCAGGAAAAATTAACCTGGAGGAATCTAGTCCCAGAACCTAACTAATCAAATGATTACAACAACAAACAAAGAGGAACTAAAAAAGTTCTTAGATGCTTTTATTTGGACTGATTGTTCAGATGAGATCTATTTAAAAGAAGATCAAAAGGAAAAGTATCAAGACTTTGTAAGAGAGTTACATGATGATGAATTTCCTAATCATTGGAGATACAAAATGATTTATTTATTATTAGATCAATTTGTTAATCAGTATGATCTAGAGAAGCTATATCTAAATGAGGAAAATTTAGAAGATTCTCTACATGAGATAGCTGATTCATTAACAGATGTATATAACAACTGTTTGGCTTTATGGCTTAATGAATTTAATTCTAGAGGATGTATTGATTTAAAGAACCTTGATATGGATGAGCCAAACATGACTATTTTTGACCTTATAGGCAAAGCTCAGTATGAAGCAATCTATTCAATGGGTTATCAAATATTAAATCATCATTATTAAAACTCTTTAGACAATCCCTTAAAGGGCCTGCGGGCCTTTTAAAGGGTTCTCTCATAGATTGAACCTTAGTAGTTGTTTACAGCTACAAACACCGCCCAGTTATCAATTTAATTATTGTGAAGAAAAACTATTTTGAACTTTACTTAATCATTAATGAACAAAAAATCTTTAATGGTTTATATCGTAAGGTTGATGCTTTGAAAGTTGTTAAACATTTTCAAGGTAAATACTTTAATCCTATTATTCATATTCAGGAGGCAAGTATTTAATCATGACTAACAACCATCACGAGGAGAGTCTAAAGGCTGCCAGACGTGCAGAGATCGAGAGACTATGGTTTGCAGAGGAAGCTACTAATGAAGACTTACTGCAAGCCTATAAAGCTCTTGATATTAAAAAAGAAGACAAGCCTATTTTTATTTATTTTTTTGTGTGTTAGTTGCTTATTATCCGTAGCGAAATTTTAAATGAACCCTTTAAGAATTTTTTTATTTTGAATTTTTAACAGGTTCTTTTGAACCTATTGTCCCAGATTATTTATTAATTATGAAAGTAAAAAACTTTTCTAATATCCCTATCGAATTTCTTATAGGAAGTTGTATAACTTTATCTGATAAGGATGAGGGGAGATTTATTAAACAAGTGTGTATGGACCTTGATAAGCATTCTATTATCCTTGTTGATGACAATGGTGATGGGATGTATTGGGAGTCTTTAAAACATGCAGAGATTCAATTCCAGGGGGGTAGATAATGAGTGATTATCCGTACAGTCTTAATGCCATAGCTACGCATTTAAGGGAGCTATCTTTATCTATTGCTAAGAAATTAGACATTAGTGAGGAAGATGCGTGGGAGCTTTGTATTGACAAGCTGGAAGCCAAGTATCTTGCTATGACTAAGGAGGGTGAATGAAACATCCTACAAAAAGAATGAAAGCTTGGTTAGAAGGTAATGAAGTTGAACCAAAATTTTTAGTAGAAATATATGATTTCTTTTATCAAAACAAATCTATTTATTTCACTATGTTTAATTTGTTTTTTCGTGGTCAAATCGTTATACCATTAGAAGATTTTGTTCATCATTTTTGTATTAAAAACAGAATAAGTGTTGGTGTTTATTCTATTTTTTTAAATAAAAGTAAAAATGAACAATTTAATAAATTAAATAAATTTGTTCATAATGAATGTAAAGAAGAAAATTTTTATCATTCACGAAAAAAAATTGTAAAACCTTATAAAGAGGAGGTCTTACATGATTCAATGTCCTAAATGCGGTAGTACAGTTACCGAAGTAAACACTACAAGACCTAGACAAGCTATTTATATATGGCGGTCTAGGACTTGTAAGGAATGTGGTAAAACTTTCAGTACAAGAGAGTATGCACTACATGATTTAGATGCTCTAATAAATAATGATGGTCAGGGTCAAGACCTGAACTCTGATCAGGTTGATGAAATTTTGGAGGATCTCACTAATGACTAACGTAATTAACTTAACCAAGTATAAATTTGAACGTAACAAGGTAATAGATGAGAAGATAGCTAATGCTGAGGCACGAATCGAAGAACTGCAACTATTAATTTATGCTTGGAAACTATTAAAGCACTAAAAAAGAGCATTTTTATGTACTACTTTGGTGCATATTCAATAAAAACACTTGACTTTTAAAATTATTTTGTATTACAACTGATTCTCATTCTCAAAAAGAGGTATAAGTTATGCCAGTCAGTAAAATTAAATACTCATTACGAAAAAGAAACAAAAGCACCTGGTGTTTATCTAAGACAAAGCAAGGAGATTGGCTCAGAAGAGCTTTATCTAACCATCCAACAGGACCAACAATGTAAATTAACTTAAGGAGGATTCCTATGCCCAGAAGGAAAGTCCAGCAGTCGAGAGCATGCCCACGTTTGTCTCAGGCTGTAAGGACTGTATATAACAGACGCAAACGTGGTACGCCTGATGCTGATTACTACATCATGCGGATGAACCATAACATTAAAGCTATAGGTGATTTACCTGTTAATCAGATAACAGAACCGTTGGTTAATGTTCTGATTGATTATCACAGGGAAACCTTTGATAACAGTAATAAAACTATCAATAAGAAAGTATCTGCCTTGAAGATTACATTGGAGGAAATGGCCTCTGATGGTTATATATCTATGGTTAAGTTTCCAAAAAGGTTAAAGGAAACAAAGGGAAGGACACATTACTTTACTCAGTCAATGGAAGAGGATTTATTAAGTACCTTTTTACATTGGGGTCTTTATGAACACCATGACTTTGTTAAATGCCTTATGGATACAGGTGCAAGACTGAGTGAATTGTTTGGTCTTGAAAAAAGATATGTGGATTTTAACCTTAATCAGATAACTTTTCCTGATCGCAAATGTGATAACCCTGTATCTGTACCTATGACTGATGAGGTGCAGAAGATACTAAGACCTTATTATCTAAAGTGTAGAGCTACAGATAAGCTCTTTCCTTATAGCAGTTATTGGCTGAGAACTATATGGAATAGGGTGAGAGATCACCTTGGCTACTCAGATAAGGATTGGTATGTACCACACCTATGTAGACATACCTGTGCCACAAGGTTAGTGCAAAGGGGTGTTCCTTTAGGTGTTGTAAAGGATTGGATGGGGCATGAATGCATACAGGCAACCATGATCTATGCCCACCACGCACCGAAGCAGTTGCATGAGGCTGTAAAGGTGCTAAATAGTAAAGAATCCAGTACATCCATAGCGTCCTAGACGATGTTGATGAGTTGCTTACTGTTACCTACGAATTTATTTTTAAGTCTTTGTTTTATCAGCAGATTAAATAGACTTAAAATCCAGAGACTGTAATGGTCGTGCCGGTTCGAGTCCGGCCACTCGCACCATCCAGTAGAGGTAGCAGTAAGTAACTCAAATTGTTAATTAAAACAAGGAGTTATTTATGAGCAAGCAGTTAAAAGTAGAAGAAGAAATGTGCAGTCGGGGCTATGCTTCGAGGCAACGAAAAGTCCAGTTAAATATTCAGAAGGGTAAAGAGTCAGAGAATGATTATGCCAGAAGCATGATTGCTGCTGGTCTTGCACCCTATTCAAAAGCAATACAGCAGTTTATTGATAGAGCTTGGAGGGGAAAACCAGGGCCGAAGGCTGTCGCTGCTGTTAAGTTGTCAGAGTTTCCTGATATTGATGTTGTTGCTTTCATTGCGTTCAAGGCAATTATTGATGGCACATCACAGGGAAAGACTGCAACACAGGTAGCTATACAAACAGGGCATTTATTAGAAGATGAGATGCGGTTTAGTGTCTTTGAAGAAAGCGATAAGCGACATTTTACTGCGGTCAAAAATCATATCACTGATACAACCCACCCAAGATACAGACGTAATATGATGATTGGTCACATGAGAAGCAGAGGTTTTGTTTTTCAGTCGTGGGCAAAGGAAGATAAGCTGCGTATCGGCATGAAATTAATAGACCTGATAATAAATACATTGGGTATTGTTAAGGTTGCCACTAAAAGACTTAGCAGAACTACTAAAAACTATATTGAATTTACCGAAAGCATTAACGAATGGATGAAGAGACAACGCTGTAATCGGCTTGCAAGCTTTCCAATCTATATGCCCTGTGTAGAAAAACCTTTGGATTGGATTAGTGCCACAGAAGGGGGGTTTCATAGTGAAAGACTGCAACATATCAAGGCAATCAAATCTAGGAATCTTGATTACCTATCAGAAGTATCAGAACAAGAACCAGCAGCATTTTTTTCAGCATTAAATGCTCTTCAATCAACCCAATGGGAAGTAAATCTAGATGTTCTAGATATTGCTCAAAGCTGTTGGGATAGAAGTATAGAAGTTGGATGCCTGATTGATGCTGAAACATTACCCTTACCACCTAAACCACATGATATAGATACCAATGAAGATGCAAGGATTAAATGGAGAAAAGCAGCTAGTCTTATCCACGACCAGAACGCACATGATCGGGCAAAAAGATTTCAATGCCTAACCTTGTTAGATACTGCCCTGTATTACAAAGATGCACCCTTCTACCATGTATGGCAGGCGGATTTTACCGGACGAATCTATCCGGTAGCAGCTACTTTCAACCCACAGGGTAATGATTTATCAAGAGCCTTACATAGATTCCATAATGGAGCAGCTATTAATGATGAAAAGGCTAAGAATTGGTTAGGTATAGCAGGTGCTAATCATTGGGGGATGAGTCGTTGTAGCTATGAGGAGAGAATAGAATGGGCTAATACCGAAGGAGCAGCTTTAGCAAGACAGGTGGCAAGTAATCCAGAGGCTACTGTCAGCCTGTGGGCAAAGGCTGAGGAGCCTTTTCAGTTTGTGGCATGGTGTATTGAATGGGCTGGTCTGTTGGATGAAGGTTACGGCTTTATATCAAAGCATCCTGTTTTGTTAGATGGTTCTAATAATGGCTATCAACATTTTGCTGCAATGACCTGTGATAAAGAACTTGCAGGTAAAGTAAATCTTATTAAGTCTGATGAAATAAAAGATCTGTATGAAGAGGTAAGAGCAGAACTACTTACAGACTTAGCTGATAGTAAAGAACTGTTAGCTGTTGATTGGTTAAACAATAAAGAAGTTATTACAAGAAAACTGATAAAGAAACCTGTAATGATTATTCCTTACAGTGGTACGTTGTATGGAATATCAAATGCAGTTAAAGAATATCTATATAAATATGATGTAGATTTGCCTTGGGATAAAGATTGCTTTGCACATAATTACTTTTTAGCTAGAAAAATTATTCAAACTGTTGAAAAGGTATGTCCAAAGTCATCAATCGTCATGCAATATTTAACTGATGTTGCAAGATGTTTTGGTAATGAAGATAAAATAATGAAGTGGAATACACCTTCTAAGTTTAATGTTTATCAGAATTATTACACTTATAATAGTAAACAAATCCGCAGTAAAATCGGGACCAGCACTGTGTACTTGTCACTTAATGATGAGGTTGAAGGTGTTGATGGAAGAAAATCTACACGTAGTTTTGCTGCCAACTTTGTTCATAGTTTAGACGCTGCTAATGTACATTTAGCATTACATAAAAGTAAACAAACAGGTCTTAGTAATTTTACAACTATCCATGATTGCTTTGGTTCTACTGCTGCTGATATAGAACAATTTATTTCCTGTGTAAAAGAATCCTTTGTCGAAATGTACACATCCAATGTATTAGATGATCTATATGATCAGTCTGTAATGCAGTTGAATAAACCCCGAAGACTACCGACACCACCAGATTTAGGGGACTTTAATATCTGTGAAGTGTTAGACGCACTATATGTGTTTAGTTAGTAATAAAGGATGACACAAAGCAAATGTACGATAATATTAAATTTACGTCCAACAAGGACGAATATAAAAGAAATTACAACCGAAATTTCCAAATGATTAAATCAGAAATTCTAAACATCACAACACCCGTATGTCTTTTTCAATTTGCTTGGCTAGTTGAACCAGATACTAAGTTTGATCAAGCAGGCTTATGGCAAGTTGAATGTCTAATCGACCCAGAGAAAGCACTGGAAACAGAAGAGCAGCTTACAGGTTTACTTGATAGGTGGAAGGCACAGCTTAAAGCTGCCAACCCTAGCAAGAAATTTAAACTTGCTCCTTTACCTTGGGAGTACACAGAAGTTGATGGTACACCATACTTCAAAATCAAAACCAAGATGAGAGCAGGGGGTGTCAGAGCAGATGGCACTCAATGGAAGCAAAGACCACCAGCTTTATTTAAAGCTAATGGCACACCAATGTCTGAGGAAGAAAAGGAAAGGGTAAACAAGTGTGGTCCTGGTACTACAGGTCAAGTCAACATGAAATGTAGTGGATGGGAAAACGCAAGTTTTGGTGTTGGTGTAAGAATCCAACCAGAAGCTGTCATTATTCATAACCATGTCGAATACAACAAAACAGCCCAAGGCTACGGATTTGAAGTTAAAGAAGAAGCAACCCAAAAAGAAGTCAAAGTCCAAGGTTTTGAAACAGTTGGTGCAGGGGACGAATTTTAGAAGCAAGTTTGAAGCTGGAATAGCAGCTACATTACAAGCAGAAAAAGTTCAATTTAGTTATGAAACACTCAATATTAACTACCAAATCAGTTGCACTTATAAGCCTGATTTCATCCTTGACAACGGCATCTGTATTGAAACTAAGGGATTCTTCTCGAAAGAGGACAGAAGAAAACATATTGCGATTAAGACGCAAAGACCCGAACTAGATATACGATTCTGTTTTCAGAATAGTAAAACAAAATTGAGTCGTGGCAAAAGAAGTTTAACCTATGGTGCTTGGGCAACCAAGCATGGTTTTCTCTGGAGTCATGGCTCTATTCCCAGAGATTGGTATGAAGAACAACAACAAGAGCAATTATGTAAGAAAGGCAAGCTGCCCTGAGTGTGGAAGTAAGGATAATATGGCTATTTATGATGACGGACATGGGTTCTGTTTTGGCTGTAGCTATACCTATCAACCACCAAGAGAAAAACCACGAAAATCTTTTATAAAAACTGTGAAGAAACCATTACTGAAATTTGTTATGCCAAAGGCATTACCAAAACGTGGAATTACTCAAGAGACTTGTGAACTATTTAACTATGGAATCACAGAACATAATAATGTACCTGTGCAGGTGGCAACCTATGAAGATTCTTTAGGAAGACCAGCAGCACAACATATACGCTATCAGAATAAAAGATTTATATGGCTAGGTGATGTAAGCAACCTACAACTATGGGGTCAGAGACTATGGAGACAGCAAAATACAGGAAAAATGTTTGTCACTATTACTGAAGGTGAAATAGATTGTATGTCTGTCTCACAGGCTCAGGGTAACAAGTTTCCTGTAGTAAGTTTGCCTTCTGGTAGTCAGTCAGCTAATAAATATATAGCAGCAAATTTAAAATGGTTATCTCAATTTGTACGCATAGTTCTGTGTTTCGATAGTG